GGAAACAGAGAATCCTGCTGGGTTAGTAGCAGCTTCTTCAGCTTGCAGGGTCATAGTGCAGGGGATTACTTCGTCAAAAGGATACTCTACGTTTATCACTCTTAACCGTGGGAAATAAAAATCAAATTCATAAAGCTGTGCGCCCTGTAGGACCGGGCCGTGGAACCAAAAATCAGCTTTCTTTTCTGTCTCTGCTATGAAGTCTGCAAAGTAGGGATTATTGATAGTGTTCATTCTTGGAAATGTAAGGGTTACTGTTATAATAGACTGTCCATTTTCTGAAGGTTCAATAATAGAAGCTGATCCTGCTCCATGAATCCCATCATGAGGTCTTTCGAAGTGCATGGAGATATCAGAGATCTCGATTGCAGTTGTTTCATCTGGACCGACAATATTATCTTGATAAGTTAGGTAAGCTGTAAGATCCGAGAACTTTACCCTGAGTCCCCTGTTTGCATAACTGAGAGCATCCATTTGGGTAAGAGTATTGACTGCTGAATCATTAACTAGTGTATTTCCCCTCAGTCCTATAGAGCCTCTCATAAAGCCATCAGCTACAGAGAGATCAAAGGAGTAAGGTTTAGCACTAGGGACTTCAAAGATCTTAGCTGCTCTCTCTATGGCAAAAGTGCAAAATTCGCCATAATTTTCGTCAGCCCATACAGGACGATGCCTCCACCCATTCCCTGCTGCTGATGGTGCGCCAGCTGTCCCAAATAATTGAGCTAAGAGAATCCCTATAGCTCCTGGATCATATCGCAAATCAAACTCTGGAGCAAAGTCTACAGGATCTATCTGCCCTAGATCTCCTTCTAAAATAAAAGGAGTGTCAGCACCTTTAGAGGGGAAATAAGCTTGGTTCCTTACTAAGCCCCCATCAGTGTCGATGTCCATTCCATAACCAGCTCCCAGTGGTTCAGCTGTCCCCCAAGTCTGTGCAGACTTCTTAGCTCCTGCAGCCAGTAACCTTTTCTGTGGGATCGTTGGTATTGCCATTAGTCTTCCTCCTCTTTTAGAATACCACCCTTGACATACTTAGCAGCCTTAGTCTTTACCCATTCAGCTACTACATGTTCAGGATAGTCTTCTACTTTATGGATCTTCCCTTTTTCCAGCTTCCCCCCTTTTCTGGGAGTGCAAGAATCGAGAAGCCATTCAAAGTATTTTTCTTTCATGGTTCACCTCGTTTTTATAGTTCTCCGAATTCTCCGTCTATTCTGATTCTTATTCTCTGATCAAAGAATCCAAAGCCTTCTAAAGATAAGTAGCCATTATCAGTTTCAGGTGGTTCTTCTATAGTAACAGCTGCAGTTAAAGCTCCCAGAGCGCCAGCAGACTCACCTTTAGAATCATCGTTTATAGCCTTGCATACATCTCTAATAGCTCTCTCCAGTTTAGTAACAGTGTCTGAAGGATCCTGGACATAGCCTTTGATGTTGATGAAATAATCAGCGCAATAGTTATTTTCTCCTATGTAAGTTATCACTCCTCCAGAGTCCCTGAAGACCATGTAGAGAGGCTTGGTAGCTGTGAGCTTGGCTTCTCTCCAGTGAACATATCTCTTGATAACAGCATAGGGCGTGTAGAAGAAATTGTCTCCAGCTGTGATAGCCTCTAAGACTGTGATCACTCTTTCTATGATCTGCTGGGTTAGTGGATTAGTAGGAGCCATCTTATCCTAGTCCTTGCTTCATTATTTTTAAGATCTCTACTGGCTTTAAGGAGCGAAGGAGATCTGGCTTCATCTCTTTTATAGACTGAGAAAGCCAGTGCCTGGCTGGGATATCTACTTCTTTCTTTAAAGCAAAGAGAGGCTTGAAGCCTGACTTCCCTTTCTTCTCTACTATGAGAAGATTCCCTTTCTTAGACTTGATAATAAAAGCATCTGGAAAATTAGCAGCTCTTCCTTTCACTCCAGGAAGGGGAATAGTAAGGAACTTCTTTTTAGCTTTGATCTTCCCTCCTTTCTCATGGATCCTTGCATACTTAACTGGCTTCCTTCCAAATATCCCGGAGCCTATGATAGCTTCGATCAACTTTCCTTTAAAAGTTCTCCCGGTTATGCTTCTTCTTAGCTGTGCGCTCCTGGTCTTTAAGATAGGCCCGCTTAAGTTCCTGATGATCTGCTTGATAGTCTTCCCTGTCCACTTCTGAAGTTGAAAATGAAAAGCTTTAGACATATTCTCTTTCTTCCTTCTTCTCCTGTATTTAGTTACGTCTATAGTCATCTTCATAAGGTTCTTCTTTTATACCTCTCTAAGACTTCAGCAACAAAAGGAAGGAGATCTTCAGTCATTAAGCTTATGGATCCATCTCCCATTGACCTTGAAGTTTCAGCCCATTCTTGTTTATCTTGCGTCTTCCATTCTTTGCCTATCTGCATCATAGCTGCGAGCTTTAGATCTCCAGGGATCCCAGGACTGTCTTTAGCGCTTCCCCCGGGCTCATTAACTGTCATCACATTTGAGGTTCCTGCAGTTATATTCACTGTCTCATTATCTGCGAATTCTCCAGTTATAGCAGAAAACTCTACTTGCCCAGCTGCAGTTCCAGATCCCCAGACTCCACTCGTAAGCTTAACTGCTGTCACCACTCCGGACCCTAAAACAGAAGTAAGAGTAACTCCTATAGCTGGCTCTTCAGATCCTGAGTCAAAATTCATCCGCGAGATAGCTGCATACCCACCTTTATAAGTTACGTCTATATTCTGATTTCCCCCAGCCCAGGTTCCCCCTACTCTCCATAAGTAGCCTCCATCAGCATACCGCATAAAGTCTTCATCATCACCTTCAGTAAGTTCTACCTCATTTTCTGTGATAGCACTCACTGAATTTATAGGATAATGCTTAAGGTAAAGGCGCCTCTTATTATTTCCATCATAGAGCTGGTTTGAGTAAGTCTGCTCTGCTAAGTTCCTCACCACTGCTTTATCAAAAGTAGTAGAGATATGATTTATTAAAATCTCTAAGACAGTGTCAAAGTCAGTATTCGTGAGCTTAAAGTAAACTTTCAGATCAGCTAGGCTCACTAAAGCATTTTCTTCAAGCGCCATGATAGACCTCGTTTTTCTTAGAGTTTAAAAATCTGAGATCTAAGATCTCTACTTAATCTCAGACGGACCAGGGAGATCCCCAATAAGCTCAGCAGCTCCAGACTTCAGCCAGCCCCAGGCTGTGTCTTCAGGGATTTCTTTTCCTACTTCTATCCTAGATCCAGCCAGAAAGCATCTCTTAGGAGTCCCCAGAGTCATTTTCATTACAATCTTTTTCCCTACCAAGCTAGGCTCTTTTTTCTCTACAGGCTTAGCGTTAGGCTTTGTTTTCTTCTTTACCATTCACATACTCCTTTGAATATTGAGAATAAGGGAGGCCCGAAAGCCTCCCCTTTCAATCTCTGAGATATATCGGTCTTTTAACTTTTTGCTTCTCTGCTTAGGGTGATAGCTGGAGCATATAGAACTGGTCTCCACCTAATTCTGCGCCATTATCTTGGTTTGTCCAGGCTCTTGTGCAAGTTATCACGAATCCTGCTCTCTGATTATGAGGGCTCCCAGCTGTGAAAACTACATCCATACTCGACATTAAAGAGCCATCGCTTGCGTAATAGATCTCCCTATCGCCATCATTCCTTCCTATTGCTGTGTTATTGAGCTGCCCGAAGCACGGCCCCCACGTCTGACCCCAGAAATAATAAGTAGCTGTGATGTTCCTCAAAGGCTGGCAAATGATCGACTGCCTTCCGGAACTTTTTGCTTTAACTGTCTTGAAAGGATTTACCCATGAGGTCTGCCAAGTGCTTGCTGGGATCCTATACTTCAATGGCTCGTAAAGGGTAGCAGTAACATATCCACCTGTGAGCGATGTAATTCTCCCCACTGTAGTAGCAACTGCGCTTGATTTAATTCTGTGCATTTGTCCGACTGTAGGTGTTGAAACTCCACTCCAGTAATAACCTTCAGCCCAATAATTAACTCCTTTTTCTATCGTGTAATCATCTCCATATTGATTCATGGGGATCGTAACTTCATCCTCTCCTACTTCATAAGCTACTGCATCGCCAGCTCCTTCTCTAGGCATAACATCAGAAGCTCCACCTTTGAAAGCGTTCAAATCTCCTTTAGCATAGCAATATCTGAAGACTCTATCATCCATCACCAGCCTTGTGCCTATAGTGTAATTCTGCGTTGCGCTCTCTTCGTGGATATCCTGGATATCGCCATTGGCTAGTTTATGGCCAGCAGTTAAAAGCTGATCAACAACTATGCCATCCTTGCCTCTTGTTGGTTGGTATCTAAACATTTTTTTTCACCTTTCTCCTTCAGCAGTTAAGCTGCTGGCTCTGCTAAGATTCTGATAGCATCTGCCCTGATGACTGCACCAGTAACTCTTTTGCTAACCAGGATTCCAATCAGACCTGCTCCTGCATAGAGTTCAATGAGTCTCTGCACATACATTTGGCTTCTGTCCACTATCCTATAACCAGCTTTGATATCTCCACAGATGACCAGATCACAGCTAGTAGCTGATGCAATTTCAGGAATGTCATCTTGAGTGAAGACTTTCTTTCCAGCTAAAGTAGCAGGGACATCTAAAGCAACTTGAGGCTGCCAGTAATAAGCTCCAGTAGTGGCTGATTGAAGTTTCATGATAGCTAGTTCTGTAGATGAGTGCATGATGAATACAGAATTTCTCCTGTATTGAGCAGGAACTTCCTGCTTGAGAGTAAGTATGTCATCAAGAGTTATGGTGTCTATAGCTCCTCCATCTACTCTGGTGATAGTAGAGCCATTCAATATCCCTTCAGGTTGCTGATTAGAGTGTCCAGAGCCTTCAATATAGGCAGTATCTTCTGCTTCTGATTGTGCTCTCCCAAAGCTATCAACTATGAGAGACTCTAGCTGGACATCAGTGTCTGCCAGTTCATCCTTCCCGATCTTGGCTAGACCTTCCAAGTCCTCAACATAGTGAAACTCTTCTGTAGGAGTAGGAGTGGAATCTACTGCCTCTCCACCCAGCTCGAGCTTTCCCCAGCCTACACTTACTTCAGTAAGACTCCTCTTTCTGATCCTGTCCCGAGTGGTCTGCCTGATGGTAGCCAGTGGCCTGATAACTGCAATCTTAGGAAGACTCCTATAGATTTCAGCTTCAAGGTCTTCAGGGACTAATATCCTGCCGGTGGTATCTTCTACAAGTGCCTTCCTCTCTTCTGGATCCATCTCTGCTTTGCTTTCTTTTCTTAAGAAGTTAAAGAAAGCTTTTTTATGGAAAGCTTTTTCTGCTTCTTTTACAGCGTCAGCATCGCCAGCTGCCGGGCGTTTTGCTTCTGTTTGAAGCTTCTCGATGAGTTCTTTATTGGCTAAAAACTGAGCATCTATTTTCTCTTCGAATTCTTTAAACTCTGATTTAGTGAACATATTCTTTTCGAACTCTTCATTCTTTTTTCTGATCTCACCGACAAGCTTTTGATTCTCTTCGATTAAAGCTTTTGCTTCTTCTCCGGGTGTCATTATAATTGACCTCCTATTGAATTTTTGAGCTTCTTAAGCTCTTCATTGTAACTGGATATTAAGTAATTGCTTGACTCAATATCTAAAACAGACGGCTGCCCTTCTGTGAGAGTACCTTCTGCAGATGGCTCTCCTATAATGGGAAGTGTCTCAAGACTTTTTATAGCCTCTCTTACATATTGAGAAACCTCAATAGTAAGATCATTTTCTATATCTAAATCTATAACTTCCTGCAGCACTCCTTCCAGTGATTTTTCTGCAGGTTCAAATTTCTCATGTTTTACATTATTATCTTTTAGCCAAGTCTTAGCCTGGGCTACAGTCCAATCTGAAACAGGGAATCTTATAGCTTGAGGGATTGGATTATCAGTAGGTTCATCATGCTCTTTTAGCTTTGCCCAGATAACTGCAGCTGTCCCGGGGACTTTAATCTTTCCATAGATAGTCCCATCCTTCTTTCTCCTAAAAGTATCAGCATTGAAGAGAGCAGAACTCTTGATCCTTGCTGAATGTTCATTAGGATAAGGCTTCATTTCCATCTTTACATCAGTTATGAAAGCCTCGTGATCCATCCCCCAGGTTACTATAGAGACTTCCCAAAGCTTAATCTCCTTGAGCTTCCTGATCCCTGTGTTAGCATCCCAGCTCTGCTTGATAACATCATAGCCAATAGAAAGCATATTAACTACTTTCTTCTTCATGAGAGCATAGAGTTCTACTGCTTTCTGAACTTCCAGGACTAAGAATCCCTTCATGAATAATCCTTTATCATCCTCTTCTCCATGTATGCCTCCCACTGGCTGAAGGATAGAGTGATACCAATGGACAGGGAACTGATCATTTTCTTTAAGTGTCTTCTTAAAAGCGCCGGGCTCTATGAGATCGTTTCCATGATCTACTTTATTGAAAGTAGAAGCATATCCTTCAAAAGTGCCATCCTCATTTAATTCTTTGACTTCAAACTTGAATGACTTCTTTTCCATGATTTCCTCCATAAATAAAAAGCTGACCCAAAACAAAAGCTAGCTAAGAAGAGTATAATTCCTTCAATCATTTTTTACCTATGCTGAACTCCCTCTTTATTACAGTGTCCATAACTAGACCTAAGTTTCACTTTTGATTTCCTTAAATCTTCTACTAGCTTTCTCTTATCTTCTTCAATTAGTCCCTGCTTAAATAGCACTCCTTCTGGATCATCTCTATAATCCCAGATCCCACCTATAAGCATTTCTCCACTATCAGCAACATCAGGCATTTCTTTACATTTAACAACTACTTCTAAAGCTAGTCCAAGAGGATGAAAAAATAATCTATTTACTTCTTGAAGGAAGCCAAGCTCTCTAAATTCTTGAATCTTCATTCTCTTAATCATGTTGCTTCCTGCTCCTTTACTTCTGGATAAGTAGCACACTTACACTCTATGACGTTTCCTGAGGATCCAGCAGGATCTCCTGGATATTGTAACAGCTCCCCCCCTACTTCAAATCCCTGGTCAAGGGGAATAGGATTATCAGAATAGAAATGATCTGCTTCAGCATGGGTATCTCTAGTGGTAGGAAGGAAAGCTGAAAGCCAGCCTTTAAGCTCTACCAGCTCACTCTGCTTATAGCCTTCAAGCTGTCCCCAGTTCTCCACCTTCCCCATCTCAGTGTTAGCTATTCTCCTGGAACTAGATAGCGATAGACCATCTAATCTCTCAAATATATTCTGGGTGAACTCTTCTACAGTCCAGCTCTCTACCATAGCCCTCTCTAGCATCTTCTCTATTTTCTTCAGGTTGGTCTTATTAATCTGAGTGCCTGATTCCAGAATCATCTCCATCATCTCTTTTCTTATCTCTGCCGTTATGATAAATGCTTCCTCTTCCTGCTTCTCTTCAAAGTCTAGATCCATGAGCTTTCCTACACTTGCCAATAGCCCAGCATCTCCTGCCTTCTGGACAGCATCTGTGTAGTAGTTATCAAACTCCCTAACATATTTCTTCGCCTCTTCTTCTATATCAAAGATGGAGTTAATGTCAATGCTAGACATATCCTTGATCTTTGAAAGTGCCTTCTTGATCCTCTGAGCCTGATTCTTAAGATAAACCTTGACAGGATCCCTTAAGCCCTTTTCTTTCATCTCTACTCTCTTCATGAAGTGCAGCCATAGAGCTTTCTTGCGAGCTTTGAGCGCCCAGAAAGATTTATCCTTTCCCTTGGTTCCTTCTTCCCTTCCTTCTGTGATCTCGCTTATCGGGATAAAGTTAAGAGGGACTAAGATCACTCCACCATGCCCTGAAGGATCTTCTTCGTAACCAGTAGCCTTTCTCTTCTCGTCTACTGTAAGCCAGTGAGCTTTTGACATTCGATCAAAGACCTTAACTGCTTCTTCCTGGAGAGCTTGAATAGCATCCCGGTTATAATCAAGCTTTAAGTTATCCCCAAATAAAGGAGTAAGCCAATTATTAAACTCATCTCTAAAAAAGCTCATAAGAGGAAGGGCTACTTCCATGTATAAAGCTTTTCGGGCTTCCTGGTAGTTGCTGAATTTCTTCTGTTCTGTGTCCCCCATGAGTTCTGGAGCTATATTGAAGACTGTGCAGATCTTCCTGAGAGTTACTTTATCTAGATTAAGCCAGTCCATTTCTGTAGGGTTCAAGCTCATCTGCTCCCACTTCATGCCAGCTTCTAGAAGAAGAGGTCTTCCAGCGTTTTCAAAGCCTCCGTATTCAGTCTTGATATCTTCTTTCAGTCTATTTCTCTGCTCGTCATCTAACCCTTTCTCAGTTACTAAAGCTCCTGAAGGTCGAGCATCATTCTGGAGTAGTTTATAATTCCAAGCTAGAGCCATGTTTGATATATCAATTCCCCTTCCTGCAACTTCTATAGGTGAGAGTCCATACCAATCGTCTAGGGGATGGAAAGACTTTACATGCAAGATCTCGCCATCAAAAAACTCTTCTTTAGTTCCCCCTCCTTCATACTGATAACCTTTCACTATACCTAGCTTATCTCCCGGGAGAACTTTCACCCGGTCTGGGCGAAGGGCATAGAGTTCTCTTGGCTTCCCTGGGTTTGGTCCCACTCTCTCTATGTAAGTGTTTCCAGCCAGCTTAAAGAATGAGATAGTTCTCTCTATGAAAGCAGACTGCCCTTCATAGGGGTTAGGTCTCCTCATTAGATCTAACAGTGGATGCTGCTTAATCTCAGAGATCTTCTCTCTCTGTGTCCTAGGTGTATTGAACAACTGCCAGGGGATCCCTGCGCAAGTCTGAGCTATAAGAGAGATGCAAGAATAAGCTGTCATACATTTCTGGAAGCCTTCTCTGGATAAGTTAGCAAAGTCTTTCTTGCTCCAGACTGGTTGTCTTCCGGTAAGGACTAGGATCGCTCCCCAGATTCTACTTTGCTTGATAGATAAGCCTCTAAAGATCCTGGGGATCCTAGGGAGTCTTATGCTTATTTTATCCATACCCCTTTCCTTCGATAATAGAATTTAAAGGAATAAAGAGCTTTTTTTCTTCTTCCCCAAGAAAGCAAGGCTCTCAGACAGCGATAGAGCGAAGATCTCAAGCTGCCTAGTGCTATCCTATTCACCTATAACCTCGTTATCCTAGGATCAGATACTGGCTTGATATCTGCTAGAGAATAGATAACACTCTCTGCTTGATCTGGTGATCTCCCTAGCTTCTCTTTAATCTTGTCTTTAGGGATAATAAAGAGCTGTCCTGCAGAGTTTCGATCATACTTGATAGACATAAGCTGAGTTAAAAGCTCCCGGTCATTTGGAAGGCTCACTATTTCTAAAAGTTCCCTTAATCCCCAATGGATTTCACTCCTTACATTTTTGAACTTAATCGGATCTTTAGGTTTCCCTGCTCCATGGATCTCTATTATCTTTATATACACTCTAAATTTCTCTTCCGCAAGGTTTTTCTTTCTTTCTTTTGAAACATTATCCATTATCCATTTAGCACACAGACTCTGCTTCTCTCCTCTCTGCTCTTTCAGTCTATCTACTACACCGGAGCCCAGCCCATCAGCATCTACTTTAATGGAGATCTTCAAGCTTGACTTCTTTTCTTTGCTGGTTTCTATCCCCTCTTCTTTCCATCTAGGTAGGATCCTTTCTGCTATTAGCTTCCAAATATCGCCAGCAGTCTTCATGAGATCTACGCCTTTACTTGTCTTGTAGATCTCCACCCTTAATCCTTCCCGGAGAGTGATAACCGTCTCGTCTGAAGTGTGACGTTCTGATCTAGCTACGTCTACTCCGATCTCTAAAGGAAGGGAAGGTTTCACCCTTCGCTTCATAGCTGCTCTTACGTCTAAATAAACATAGACATTATCAGGCTCCCCTACAGCTTCCCAGTCTCCTTTCATAAGTGCTTTATAAGAAAGAGGAGTCAAGATCTTCTTCATGTTTGGGATATAATTCTTTGGAAGATTCTGCTTGTTATCTTCAGGAAGTGAAGGGATGAAAGTATGATCTTCTAGGTTCTTTTCCAGGAACCTTTCTTTAATCCAGCCTACATTTGGATTGCAGCTAAGAAGAAAGAAGTATCTTATCCCGGGAAGGTTTAATCTCAAGCGAGTCGCCAGCATTATAAACTGCTCTTCTGTGAACTGCTCTGCTTGATCTAAAGCTATCCAGCCATACTCACCTGACATAAATTTGTCCCAGTCGTCTTCTCTCTCTCCTAGTCCACCATAGCGGATTCTAGATCCATTCCGGTAGTAGATATATTTCTTAGTTTCATTCCAGCCATAGATAGTTCGCCTGTCTACAAATTTCTCTAATTGAGGAAGAACTGTATCAATAAATGAAGGAAGAGTCTTTCTTAAGAGGAGTCCAAAGTTCCCTGGATAATCAAAGCCCAGCATCTGCCCTTCATTAATCAGGGCTGCAGTCTTCCCACCACCCATAGCACCACCGAAGAGCTTATACATTTCAGGCGATTGATGAAATAATAGCTGCTTCCTATTTCTCTCTGGATCATACTTCAGCTCAATCTTCAGAGTGCCAGTTTCTTCGTCTAAGCCTTCAACAGTTTTTTCTATTTGCATTATTCCTTTTCTTCTCTTTAGGTCTAGGGATCTTAGAAACTATCTGGATCTTCATCACTCCGGGGATCTCCAGCTCATGCCTATCTTTCCATCTCCCAGGGCGTCTATTCTTTAAATGAAAAGCGCAAGCAGCTACATCAGGTGGTATGAACTTCTTTATTTTTTTTATAATTGAAGGTGTAAGTTTAGGCTTCTCGCTATCTTTAGTTTTCTCTTCTTTCTTCTTGCCTTTGATTCTGTATTCAGTATGGACTTCTTCATACTCAAATCCCAAAGCTCTTTTAAGAAGGGCATTCTCTACTTTAACATCTACAGGACTTTTCCCTTTTTTTATAGCCTCTGAAAACTCTGGATAATCTAGCTGATATTGATAGTAAGTGCAGAGGGCAATGCCTAGCTTCATAGCGATCTGCTTATCATTCAGACCCTGCCTAGCATAGTCTTGAGCCATGAGAGGAAAATCCTTTTCAATATATTTAAGTTTAGCCACTTTGCTTTAGTCCTCACTTATGATAGAGTCTACTTGC